GGCTTAGCTTGCTATGACGCTATTATAAAACAATAGAAGAGTAGTTAATCGGTTCTCTATTCCGTCGGGTAATTATTTCTGGCTTCCACATTTCCATATTAAGATCTCAGGCTGATCAAAATAGCCACATAATAGTTCATCTGAATGATTTCTCAGTGAAGGAATAAATAAATATTGTGAACAAAAGTTTTTCCATTATTTTGTTCTATTTTCAATAAATTGTTGATGTTGTTTGGTAAATAGTTTCATAACTGCGTTTCTATCTTTAGATTCTATGGCTTTTACTATCATAGTTTCAGTAATTGGTTCATCTGGTAATAAAGAGGTTTTTGGACTATCACATTTATCGTAATCGTTTTCAATTGGACTATGTTCAATTTCTACTACAGGTTTTACTGTATCAGTAGTTTCGTTACGTTTTATTTGTTTTAGTACAGAATCATCAATATTATCAACAGTGGCTTTAATAACACCAGCTGTTATTTTAGGTATAATTATTTTAGATGAATTACTGTTAGGGTTAGTACATACATTGATTGGTTGTTTAGTTGATTTGCTTAAATCTTGCACTTGCTTGTTCAATTTAGACAATTGAGTTTGATAATTATCATACTCACCCCTACGTCTACGTCTTCTTGCACGTCTATCGTTAACAAGTTCATTAGTCATAGGAGTGACAATAATATCAAAAGTGGTAATGTTGTCTGAGTTCCAAAAGAGCCCATTAACAACACTAGTATTTTGTATTGCAAAATCAACAATCAATGAAGTGGTTCCAATGCTTATACCATTAGTGATAGAAGGATTCCATCCATATGCATCACCATACCATAAATTAGGTGAGGATGCTCCTTCATTGTAAACAATCGGTAATACTCCATTCCAACCAGATGCACTTGCGTTATATGATAACACACTAACCATAACTCTACCTATATATGTACCATTGTAAAGAGCAAATTGAGCAAAAGATCCTGTAGAAGTACCAATAGAAATAGTAACTGGTGGTGAATTAGTATAAACAATAGTTGGATCACCTACTAATGCTGGGAAAATGTTAAGTTCTCCAGAAAAATGGTAAGCCCATAGTGATGATGGATCTTCAGGTTCTAAAATTGGTCTAGATAATCTCATCTTATAGTGTACCCAAAGTTCACCCATCACTACTCCAGCTGCTTGTTGTCCTTGTGTTGCTATACTAAAGTTACCTAATACGCTCATTCTTTCATCTCCTAACGCATCACTAGCATTATGGAGACCAGGAACTACGAAATTTGAACGGAGGACATTACGTTTGGGATCACATTCAATTGCATGAAATATTCTTTCATAAGGTGTACCATTATTACTAAATTCAGCCGTTTCCATCGCTCGCTTAGACGGATAACCAGGATCATAACAATCATACTCTGTTGCCATTATGACTGTACCAAACCCTGGTACTGCTGCTGTATTAGATGTACCACACATTGATCTATACTCAAAAACACAACCTTCAAGTGTGTACTCTTCATATAGTTCAGCAATTCTTGATGCCCAATTAAACATTTTATCATTTCCGCCATTAATCGCAAAAGTTTCCAGAGCAAATGCTTCAGAGGACACTACATCTTGGATATACTCACTATGAGTGAATGAAATATCAGATTCTTTGCCGACTGAACCAAATGTTGGTGCTTTTAGTCCCATTAATTTGTTAGATGTGAGTTTATTGGTATTGATATTAACCTCATCATATTTTCCCAACCCTACCAATCTAGCTAACCATGATCCAGCATTTCCAAGTGCTCTACCTGCACCTGGAATTGGTAACAGATCTCCAACCGTTTGTCCAATACCACGAGCGACATTGTTAACAAACCCTGTTGAAACATTGTCTCTAAATGGCGTTGTGACATCGTTGAATAAATCTGATGCTGAATAACCGCCTTTGCCTTTTAAGCGCATGACGTTCATCTGTTTAGTTTTCTTGGTTTTCTTTGGTAATACTGATAAGACTTGTTTTATTTTCTTCTTTTCTTTCTTTGTTATTTGATTTGACTGATTTGACATGTTTGATAAATCGAGTTGTTTTACTATTAAAATGATTAAAATTGTTTACTATATTATCTCCTATTGCTTTTGCTGATTGTTCTAGTTCTGTAGCTAATTCTTTTCGTCGAAATAGTTCTGTTAATAATCTTGATTTGATAGGATTACGGACTATATGTTTGACGATTTTTAAATTTTCTTTTTCTGCTGCAATGACACTAGAAATGTTCTTAAGTGATTCGTTATAACTATTATCAAAGATATCACTATAAGTAGGCATAAACTTAGTAAAAGTAATTAGAGATGTTAATTTATTGAAGATATTGGTTAAAATATGTTCGAAATTATTTGGCTATGGCTTTGTTTGCTATTAAGTGTTTAGGCTTAAAATCGAACGTGTTTCCCAAACGAAACACTGCAAGCAAAACCGCCCTTCTGATTTATTTGCGCAGCACATGTGCATATTTGCATTTAGCAAATGTACATGTACCACTTTGAAATCGTCCACAGATCCCATCATAATCTGGATCAACCGCATGAGTATATATGCATTTATCTCCAAATTTGCAACTTGCAGTTTGAAATGATATGCAATATTTAATCTTATCTCCTCGGTTACTTTTCAAAGCATCAGGAACAGGAATATTCGGCATCACGTATGCAACAAATTTACCATTCTCCATTCTACCCATCGGATCAAAATTGATCGGTGTTTTATCAGTACATGGAAAAAGTAGTTCAGAATTACGATTAATTTTATCTTTCTGAGCTACATACGTTCTTCGTATAGGTGGACGTGGTGTCGATTTCTTAAATAAAGGTTTAGTAGTTGCACCAATAGGTACAGCAAATGGGGATTGTTTACCAACATACATATCTATAACTGTGGTTACTATTTCTACATTAACTCCACAAAGTTCGTTCAATACAACTAATACAACATCATAAACATTATCAGGGACTGTAGGTTTTACTACATTAGTTTGATCGATAGATACCGTGGTATTATCTGTTAAGGTATTGTATTTGCTGACTGGGCTGCTAGGTGAATAAGTTTGAATAGTAGGTGTATAAGTAGGTGATGTCGGTTCTAAAGCGTAATCTGATGTATTACGGTAATGATGTGGTTCAGGATTACTATATTTGTCTTTAATTAATTGACCTTGAATAATTCCTTGAATTCGCATAACTTCAGTTAAGTTATAATCATTACCATATTTATCATAATAATTCCCATTTGATTCACACCAATAGGTTGCTATTATTCCATCAGTAGTAATTTGTTGCATTACGTTTTCTTCAAATAATTTTAAATTATCTGGCATGTCCTCCATTCGTTTTTCATCATCAAATTTAGATTTCTCTTTGTCTATACGTGTTTGCTCCTGGCGATCAACTAGGAGTTTGGTCCCGTTGGCGCGGACAACATCGTCATTGACGACTACATCAACTTTATATTTTTCAGGTTCGGTTTCATTCGGAATACACAATGGTGGTGACAATAACAATTCTTTGTTAGAGATACATGCGTTTAACCATGATTCGAATAAAACATAATCAAATTCTGGTAACGCTTTATCACAATATGTCATCATCCAATCCAAACTGTTTTCATTAGGAAATTGAACATCCTCATCATAACTAGCAAAACCATTTGCTATTGTTCTAAGGGTAAGTTTTTCTTTTGGAAACATTTCAGGATAATGTGTTTTAATCATTGTTGCTATTTGGCCAATAATGGGTGTATTTTTATCGGTTAAGAAATAACCAATCATTTTCTCACCAAGTTTATCCATAGCGGTGACATTATGAGCCAGATGCGGAGTAACATGTAATTTAGATAATTGTCTACTAATATCACACATACTATCCGGGCACCCAGTCCAAACGTCCTCACTAAAGAATCTAGCTAAGAAATTTACACCAATTTGTCCTCTTAAAATAACTTCAATTTCTAAACTCTGACCTACTTCTGTGGCAATTGAAACATAAGTTGTGTCATCGATATCTGCTGATAAGCCATCATCTCCTCCATAAATACCTAACGCATCCCAAGCTTCTTGAGTCGATTTACCCATTTTACGATAAGTCGCATAAGCCATGAAAGCATTAATTATAGAGTTAAAGACAGCAGTATCAGCACTACCAGATAACCTTATGAGCCAAGTTATATATTCAGCTCCAAATTTAGTGAAAGCTCTTTGATTTTGATGTTTTCTTAATAATTCTGCAATATCATTATAATATTTAGGTTTAAAGAAACGTATAAGAATAATCTTCTCTAGCATACGTGCTAAATTAGATACTCTACCATCAAATCTGGATAAATCAGTATTAACTACCAATTTAGCAGCTTCACATATTTTGACGACCATTAAAGCAATACTTAAAGGATCTTTTCCAAATGCGTACCAGCCCACAAGTGACATGACTAGTTCTGTGAACGCATATATATAACCAGCATAATTCGCTTTAGTTTCACCAGGAATGGTAGATATAATACGTGGTGGTTTTATATCTCCATAAGGTTCAGCTTTAATAAACGTCTGAACTGGTAACTTTGAAGTCAATTTTGTACTCATATTTGCTCTATCTAATATGGCACGCTGGCTTGGACGATTCTGTCTTTCATATACTACTTCTTGATCATATGGTGACCCTGTGCCTTTCAATTCATCCGGAATCAAAAAGACTGCAAATTCACGCATATACTGAACCATTAACGCAGAAACATCTAATTCACCATTTCTTATGTCCACTGCTCTCTCTTTGATAGCTGCTTTATCATTAGCCAAATTTTTCAAAGGAGCATAACATTTATTTAAGATAGGCGACATAAATGAAACTAATAACTGTTTGTCATTAGGATCAAATGAATCTGGTTCATATGAATAATTCTTGATTGAACAAGAAACCGGATAAACACAATCAGCTGAATATTCAACCTTACTACAATGAAATAGGGTTAAAATACTAGCGGCATTAGGATCATCCAATTGAGTAACAGTTTTTACTGTAGCTAATGTCAATTGAGTTTTTCCATATTGTGATAACCGAGCTAATGCTGCATCTGAACTAACGGAAGTAACTGCAACCGAATAGGTATCAGGTTTACCAGTAGATATCAAACGGCCATTAGCGGTTTGAACTTCCAATCTAGTAAAACATCCACGAACCACATTCAATTGACTTAGTCGCATACCTTCCAACCAATCACTTATATTAACAATAGGTGAAATGAATGAACTGTATGGAACCAAGCAAAGGATCTGGTGATGAGCACTAATTTGACGACGATTTATATTATACGCAGTTATGCGATAATGAGTCATTAAAAATCCTGTTGAAACACACAAAATTATATCACTTCCATAATTCCAAACACCATGTCTGTATTCAGCACCACCAGAGACACTATATTTAACTGTATTGTCCCATCGAAAGGTGAAACTATACTCACCTGTGCTTTCACTTACAGCTGTTGGTTGAAAAGTGGAAATCATATATATATGTGGATAATTTGATAACAAAATTGGCATATCAATATACATATCAGAATCAACCATAACAATGACGTCATCAGGTTTTGGATTAAAATGTGCATAATTTACAGACAAATCTTTAGCGTCTGAAAAATATTTACATCCATCCCTACCTCTACGTTCATCGACAGGAGATTTATCCAATGTATATGTATTAAGTCCCATTTGTAAACAAATAAAATCTATGGTGGCACGACTACTTGTTCTAACTTCAGCACATTGTGGATGTGAATGGTTAGATGTAGGTTTAACGATCGCTTTATTCGAATTATCGAATCTTGTACGAACGTCTGTGACATCATGTTCCAATTGTTTACCGAATCTCATAAGAAAACTAACGTACCAACTGAAAAGTTTGTTTTTAAAAGGTATTTGGTCATACTTAAAAACAACATAACAGTTCCATACATAAAGCATCAAACAAAATGCGGCAAAACACAAGAATTCTTTCATGTAAAAGACAAAATTAATTGATAATACATGGGAGTAGTTTTCATCTGGAGTAACTCCAGTTAAACTGCATGATAAATCCAATAACGGTGCAACAATCATTGAATAATCACCACCATATGGTGGATTAATCACGCGTAAAATACTATGATCTACAACGGTATCACAGTAATGAATAGGCTTTCTATAATTATCATAAAGATAACTATTTGGCAATTGAAAATTTGAAAAATCTACAGTATAATCTCCATTTGTAAGGAAACCTGTCACTACAAATTGAGTTAAGTAAATAAAATTTTCGACAAACTGCTGTAACAGTGCAAGCACTGTCATAACAGTCGACGGCTGATAAGGCAATTGTGGCATTGGTTGAGTTTTC